CCAATCAGATTCCTTCTTCACTATTTTATATGTTTTAGCTCTTTTATCTGTTATTAAAGCTAATTCTTTTTTTCCTAAAGCTTTTTTTGTAACAGAAATAAGTTGCTTCTTTCCTAAGTATTTTCTACCAGTTGGTAGATGTGTTACTTCATAGATAAACCCGAAGTTGTCTCCGGGCATATCTTCTAGTTCTTTAATTTCTTTGTTTTGATATAACCACATTTTTTATCCTGTTTACTATTAAGATAGTGTATCTACTGTTAATGTACCTCCTGGTGCTATGCTTAATCTGTATAATGTTCCTGATACATCATTCATGTATATGTAACTCGGAGTTCCTTTGATAGTTAAAGATCCTGTTACGTTTAGTGAACCTGTTACTTGGAATGTACTTCCTGATGCAAATACTAGATTACTTCTAGATCCATCTGCAGTTCCGTTTCCTATTATAAAAGCAGATTGTGCTGAAGATGATATATTAAACTGCCCTTGTACGTGTTGGTAAGAACCTGATGCTACTGTGAAATAGCCTTCAGCGTGCGAATGGTCTCCTATTGCTTGTGTGTTAAGTCCTTCAGCGTGTGAATAAAGTCCTGATGCTATTGTATCTTCTCCTTCAGCGTGAGATCCAATACCTATTGCTAAAGTTCCCCCACCTTCAGCATGTGACCATGATCCCGATGTAGTAGTGTTATTTCCTTCAGCATGTGAATAGCTTCCAGAAGCAATTGTACCAGTTCCTTCAGCGTGAGAGCTAAAACCATGTGCTGTAGTATAGTATCCTTCCGCATGTGTGTAGTAATCTTTTGCTTGTGTATTACTTCCTTCAACGTGTGAATAGTATGCTCCTGTAAGAGTGACTGCGTTAAAGCCTTCTGCATGAGAACCTTCCCCATTAGCCACAGTACCAGCTCCTTCTGTATGAGATACGTTGCCTCTTGCGATAGTGTTACTTCCTTCAGCGTGTGAATAATCTCCTGTTGCAGATGTATTAATACCTTCAGCATGTGAAGCAGATCCTGATGCTACTGTGAAGTAGCCTTCAGCATGTGAGTAATCTCCTTGTGCTGCTGTAGAAATTCCTTCTGAATGTGCGTACTGTCCTGATGCTACTGTAAGGTTTCCTTCAGCATGTGAATAAGATCCTGATGCTATGCTCTCGTATCCTTCAGCATGTGAATAAGATCCTGATGCTATTGTGTTTTGTCCCTCTGCATGTGAATAGGATCCTAATGTTGTTGTGTTAAATCCTTCTGCATGTGAAAAATCTCCTCGAGCTTTTGATGTATATCCTTCTGCATGTGATGCTTCTCCTATTGCTTGGGTAAGTGTACCTTCGGCATGTGAATAAGATCCTGATGCTGTTGTAAGGCTTCCTTCAGCATGTGATGCTTCTGCTTTTGCTAGTGTAGTACTTCCTTCAGCATGTGAATAAGATCCTGTTGCTACTGTAGATAGTCCTTCAGCATGTGAAGCAGATCCTGATGCTATTGTACCAAAACCTTCCGCATGTGAACCTTCTCCTACTGCATTAGTGTTAAGTCCTTCTGCATGTGATGTTTGACCTGTTGCAGTAGTACTACTTCCTTCAGCGTGTGAAAAACTTCCAGCTGCTATTGTATTATCTCCTTCAGCGTGAGAAGCGTATCCTGGTGTTGTTGTACCTTGTCCTTGTGTATGTGAATAGTTACCTATTGCTACTGTAACAAAACCTTCTGCATGTGAATAGTCTCCTGATGCTGATGTGAAATATCCTTCAGCGTGCGAACCTGTTCCAAAGGCTGCTGTAAAGGTTCCTTCTGAATGCGCGTATCTTCCTGAAGCTGTTGTTGTCCAACCTTCAGCGTGTGAGCCTGTTCCTGTTGCTTGGCTGTTTACACCTTCCGCATGTGAGTATAACCCTGTTGCAGTTGCTGAGAATCCTTCTCCATGTGAGAATCTATTATTTGGTGCAGAAATACTTCCTGCTCCATTAATTAAAGATCCTGTTATTTGAATCTGACTATCTGTAGTTGAAACTTGAGCACTTCCTGTCCACTGTGAAATAATTGGGACTGTAAAAGACATACTCGCTGGTGCAGGTACTGCACTTCCTGTATCATCGCTTCCTGTAGTAAACAGTGTTATAGTTCCACCAGCATATGATGCTGAGTAGAAGTATGAGGAAAAGTTAGTATCTAGCTGATCGAATGTTAATGCCGATCCTGTTACTGTTCTTAATGTGATTGCCATATCTTTAAATATCTATTTTTACAATTATTGTCATTTCTGTGTTAGCAGATTTCGGAACTGGTCTATTTGTTTTACCTACTGCTATAAGTTCGTTTGCATCATTATATAATCCCACTGTTGTAATGTATGGTTGAAAAGTACTTCCTGTTACATTACTGTTTAATTCTCCTCCTGCAACAGCTGTATTTGTTTTATAAACTGTATCTGTATTATCGTAAATTGTCTTAAGTGAACTTGATAATGCGGAAGGATTATATGTAAAGTTATATTCTGACTCTCTTACTTTACAGTGGTAGTTATGTGTAAATATCGGTTGACTTGATTTAAAACTCAGTACAACAGATTCTCTTGTGTACCTACTGCTAACAGCAGTTGATATTATGCTTGCGTATGTTGGATCTGTTATAATTAACATACCGTGCGGGTATATAATATCTCCTACATAGTTCCTAGGAGAACTTCCTGATACGTATAGTTGACCTTCTCCGTCATCCAGTATTACTCGTGATATAGGTTTACGTATTGGCCTAGGCATTCCTATAACTGTTATTGGATAAGGAACCAGGTAATCATCTGCTATATAATCCTCTACTACTGGGAGGAATATTTCATAAGAATTTTCTGGAAATCTTAAAGAAAAACCATCTTCAGGTTTCATTGCAGTTCCATATAAGTTTCTAGGTACACTTAGGACAAATGACCCTGTTATTAACTCTCTAGACTGAGATTGGTGTAATGTGGTTTGAGGGTAGTAATCAAAAGTACTACTTGGAGCACTTCCTGATACTTTAGTTGGGTAGTATAGTTGTTGTAAGCTGTTTAATGCTATTCCAGAGGCTCCTGGTATATTCGTAATTCTATAGGTACCGAATTGGCTACCGGACATTGCCCATTGTTTATGGGCAACATAGGTAGTTATATAAGCATCTTGTTTGTTTAATTTTTTGTAAGCACTCATTCATTAATAATCCAACTTGATTCTTACTAAAGCTTCTTTTGTAAAATCTTTTAATAAAGGTCTTGATAATTTTGCAACTCCTAATAAGTCGTTACTGTCGTTGTATAATCCAACTGTTGTAACATATGTCTGAGGGTTATTAATCATTACATCATGTCTCAATTCTCCTGATCCTGTTATATTTGACGGATTAGTAGAGTAGTTAAATTCGCTGTTTCTAACTCGGATAAATACAAAGTTTGAAGAAATAGTTTCTTCAGATCTTACTGAGAATAGGCTTCCCTGTGCTAACATAGAGTAGAATAGATCTAGATTACTTGGTGTATCGCTATTGTTACTTTCGTTGAATATTGCTGCTACTCCTCCTCCTATTGCTGGTGCTTTCAAAGCTTCTCCGTTAAGTACTATAAGCCCTACGTCTGGTAAAAATTTACCGTATGAACCTGAATTAGGTGTAAACCCTGTTGTCGTTAAACCTGTAAATGCACTTCCATTTGATCCTGATACGATATCGTAAACTCTTCCTGAATCTGTATAAGATACTGTTGTTAAGTCTTTACTGTTATCGGTAAGTTTGATTGCATTAGAACCAGATCTTAGTGTCAAGTTAAGTGTACCTGGTTGTAATTTCTCTTTATATCGAGCTCTATTTACAGATAGTATATACACAGAATTTGGGATAGTTGTTCCAAAAGTAAAATCTGTATCTTCATCTCCGTTAACCAATGTTCTATACTGCCCATAGGTTATAGCAGAAGGTGATTTTCCTACAATTCCGTTTATATTTACCGAACCTGATCCTACCCTGTTACCATAAGCTGCAGCAAATTGTACTGCTGTTCCTGTAGTGGTTGGGCTTAGGTTGTAAATATTGTAGTAATAGTTACCTGTATTACTTGCTACCTGGTCTGAGGAAGTGAAAAAAGCGGTTAACTGTGTTTGCTGTCCTGACCATGCTGGTGCTACTACTGATTCAGCACTTATTGTAATATCTTCTGGGTCTAATCTTTTGAATGACATATCTTATTATTGATTTACTTTTACAATAGTTACAGGGATTGTTAATCTTGCTCCTGAATCTCTTCCGATTACTGTAATGGTTGTTTGTAGTGTTGTGTTTTCTCCAAACAGTGTGTTGATTGTTGTAGCGGTTAGGTTAATTGAGGTTCCAATTACTGTCTTAGAAACATTCGTTCCTAGAGTTGTAGTTAAGTTCAATGCTGCTGCATCTGGTGTGTTAATTCCTACTCCATTAAATGTATTTAGAACTCTTGTATCAGCGATTGTTGCTACATACCCTGCAGATTCAAATGCTTGAGAAGATCCTAAATAGTTTAATGTTTGTGGAGTGATTGCAAGAGATGCTCCTTGTTTTAATCTGATAGCTGCATATCCTAAATCTAGAATTGGTAACTTAGCGGTTCCTCTTGGTAGAGTTGTAAGCTTGTATTTCATGATTTGAGTTTCATCAGGAAATGCTTCTAATAAAGGCATAGCTTCGATAGCTTCTCCAAAGAATGCAGATCCAGATGGATGGCTTGGATTATACAGTGTATAATCAATTTCATCATCTGCTAAAGCATATTGTGTAATCTTAAAAGTACCATCTCCTCTTGCAAGAAGTTCTCTACCTTTTTTTGTTAAAATCGCATCTACTGTTACGACTGTATTGTTTAAATATCCCATTGTCTATTACTTTTGTTAATAAATATATGATTTTATACTTTCTAAAAAAACCCACTAAATAATTGGCGGTGTACTTCCTGATATTACATAACCCAGTAGGTCTGTATACACTATATATCCTGTGTCTTTTATTCTTATTTTACCTTGTTTTACTGGGGAAGGTTTATTTCCTTCCAGTTCAAACACCCTAATACTGTTAATTTTATAAAAGTAGTTACTAGCGATGATTTCCTGTTTTACTGTATCATTCCACCCTCTTGTTACGTTTAATGTGTATTCGTTATTAGTATTTATCCTATACATTTCCCTTACTTTTAAAACCTCAGTTCCAGCTGCTAATCTTAGCAAATCTCCTGGCTCATATTGTTTGAATGGTTTGATGGCTTGGTCTGGAGTTACTACGAGAAATGAAGCGGAAGGTGATGCGGGGATGGATGCTT